GGCTTCGCTGGTCGGGGTGGGTGCCTCGGACATTGTCGTGACCCTCCTGGGGCTTCCTGCTGACCTCACCATCAGGGTGAGGTTGGTTTATGTGAACTCTGGGACTGCGACGCAGCCGCAGTGGTCATGGGACTCGAAGTCGGCGGTCGCTTCTGTGTAAACAGCGCCCCTACCGATCAACATCGCGCAAAATTCGCAGTTCCCGGTGCCGGCCCGCGCCCACCCACGCGCACCCCGGTCCTGAACACTCGACACTCGGATGGTGTCCCGGTCGGCGTTCGCGATGATCCGCTGCACCCCACCGACCGTCTTCACCAGAGTCGTCGCCTTGTCCGGAACCTCTTGGAACATGGGGGACACGGCCCACCCGGCCAGCGAGTCCGTCCGCCCCTGATCGGGCAGTTCGGCGGGGATCGCGGTGAACCGGCCTTTGACGGCGGCGGCTTCACGGAGGTCGTCGTACCAGTCCGCGCCCAGGGTGGCGGCGGCGGACCCGTAGATGGCCACCAGTTGCGGCAGAAACGCCTGTAGCGCGTCGCGGGCCGCTTCGCCGGTATCGAAGTCCCGGAACAAGATCCTCAGGTCGTTAGCGGCGATCGTGATCAACATCGACAGATCGCGGCGATGGTTACGGACCTGAGTCGCTGTCGCCAACCGTCACCACCGGTCGCCCCACGGCCGCTGCCTCGGTGATGGCCCGCAACGCCGCCGAACCACCCAGCCGGCGTCGCTCCGCCAGTGCCCGACGGATCTGATCCGACGACAACCCCATCAACTCGAGCCCGACCTCGGTTTCCCCGAGCCACGGCATCTTGTCGATGACCTTCGTCCCCGCATCCGCCGCAGCTGCCCGCGACACATGCATCGGGTTCCGCCACAGCGGACGCACATCCAACTCGTCGGGCACATCACCCTGGTTCAGCATCCGCAATGCCCTGGTGACGGACGCCGACAGGTCCGGGGTCCAGTTGTCCGTGGTCTGTTCCGCCTCCGCGATCATGTCCGACTGCGACGCCTGCAACGCCTCCGCGCTGGTGGGGTTCGAGTCGACGTTGATGCCGAGTTCACCGATCGGAATGCTCGTTTCTCCCGCGAATGCTTGCGCCAACATCCGCAGGTGCGCGTTCTGCGGTTCCGGCGACTGACCCATGAACTGCTTCACATCGGCCCGCGGATGCTCCGCGTCGTCGTCGTCGCCGATGGCCCACACCGCGTCCCACGCCGCTTCCCACGTCGACTTCGGCGACCCGTCGGCGTTCTGGAACGCTGACTCGGTCGCCCCGAGCAGGATGTACCGCGGCAACGAATAGGCCTCGCCGTTGACGTCGGCGCGGATCATCGCCGCCAACGCCTGCACATGGATCGACATCACCGAACGGCTGATCCGCGACGAACCGAATTGGCGGTCTGTCCGCGGCTTGTACCGCAACGGATCCACCGGCACCCCATAGGTGTGTGGTCGCCGGTCGAGCCGCCAGCCGCCCCGGTCCCTCCACATGTTCAGGTTCAGGTCCGGGAGGTACATCGTCATCTCGACGGGTTCGCCCATGTCGTCGAGGCCGGTGATCGACAGGAACGACCGGAGGGCGCGGCGGCGCACGTCCCACATGCCGGTGGCTGTCGCTGCGCTCCGGGTGTTGATCAGAACTTCCGGCTCTCCGGCCTGGACGTCGCCTTGGGTGGTGACGAGCCAGGACACGGCGTGGATGAGGGACGACACACCGGCTTGGGACACCTCACCCGTCAGCCGGTTGTCCCGGACCAGGTCGTCCAACCCGAGACTGGTGAGGTCGACCCCGCCGGCGTCGTAGAACCCGTCGAGGTTGCAGCGGCGGTTCAGCTTGTCCACCGCGATCGTCGACCACCCCAGCACGAACCGGCGTCGCCGCACCACCCCCGGCACCGCCTGCGACATCAACGACCGCTCCGAGTTATGCATGTCGTAGAACGCGGACCGAAGGTTGTTCCACGGCCGCTTCACCCGCCACTGCGCAACCAGCTCGTTCAACGAGTCCTGCTCGAACTCCGACAGGCCGGGAACCCGGACGAGGTTCGGCGTGACGAGACTCATAGTGGTGACCACTTATCCGGTCACCACCCTTCGAGGTCTACCGCTACGGGACGGTTTCTTCACCGTCGACTGCTGCGCGCCCCACAGGGCCAACGTGCATGCCACCAGTGGGGTGATGTCTGAGTCGGTGTTCTTCCGGTTCCACGCCCACGCGTCCCCGAGCGCACGTCGCCTCGCCACCGATAGGGCGACGTTGACTTGGGCCTGGTCGGTGTGCCGCAACCAGCCGGCCATTACGCCGTCGTACAGGGTGCCGCATGCCTGCGCCATCTCCCGCGCACTGGTGGTCGTGACCCGGATCTTGTGCTGCGCCAACTCATCGACGAGCGATGCCGCCGGCGACATCCCATCAATGACAACCGCCCGCACCGTGTTGTTCTCACACCGACGGACAATCCACGGCACCAACCACCCAACCGCACCGTTCTTCTGCTGGTCGAGCTCGACATGCCACAACCCGTCCGGCCGCTGGCCGGCTAGTGCGACCGAGGCTGACATGCGGTCCGGGGACACATCGACCGCCAACGCGAACCGGTCTGTCGGCATCGACGTCAGGTCCGCAACCTCAGCCCAGGCGTCGGCGCCGATGACACGGTTCGACGAGGTGTCTTCCCACATCCCGAGGCGTTCCCGGGCGAACCCGTCGTCGGAGAACCGTGCCCGTTCGCCTTGGATGACGTCCATCTGCAACGCGTAGGTCCCGTCGGCGCGCCGCAACCCCAACGCTGGGTTCGCGAAGTGCCAGGCGTGGTGGTCGTCGAGGTCGACGTCACCGACACAGGACCATTCGTGCCAGACGAGGCGCCTGGACTTCCCCTCGAGCGCCTCTTGCCGGACCCGGGTGAACACTTCCCCGTTCGCCCGCGGTCCCGGCGGGGTGCCGGTGAAGATCCATTGCGGGTTCCCCAGCGGCGCCGACGAGGTCGCCGGCATCGCCGCCTCGAGATCGTCATCACTCATGTCTTGGGCTTCGTCCATGATCAGGACGTCGTTCGTGAACCCACGACCGGACCCCTGGGATCGGGCGACGATTTCCACGCTGCCGCCGTTGGTCAGGTAGATCGCTTCCTGCCCGTTGACGTTGCGGAGCTCCTCGACCAGCCGGTTCAGTTCCGGGAACCGTGCATTCGGGTCGTTGCGAGCGGTGCCGAAGAAGAACTTCAGCCGGCGAAAGTGTTTCTGCGCGGTCTTGACCTGATGCGCGGTATGCATGATCCGCTCACCACGGCCGACCATGCCGAACAGTTCCCTAATCTCGAGGATGCCGTTCTTCCCGTTCTGCCGGGGGCACGCCAACCCACAGGTCAGCGATGCCCATTTCCCGCCACGGTTCTCCGCCAACCAATCGTCCAAGACGAGTTGCTGCCACGGGTCTGGGGTGAGCCGGTAGTCCGACGCCAACTGGCCGGCAAGGTCCCCGAAACTCTTATGCACCCTCGGTGCGACGCGTAGCCGCGGGGCTTGACTGACGCTCCGCGAGCCGCTGGGTGAACTCATCGAGCGCCGTCACCACCTTCTCCGGCGCATCAGCACCGGACAGTTGCCGCAGAGCGGCCCGTCGTTCCTGAATCTTCAACACCCGGTCAATCGCCTGCACATCACCACGACGCGCCTTACCCCAGAGGCCGGTGAGCATCGCGTCAAGACGGGCGATCTCCGTCGCCAGCACCTCATCGGGCGGTGGTGGACGGCCGAGGTCGGTGAGCGCGGTCTGAACCGCCTTGTGCGCGTGGCCACGGTCGGAATAGCCGACCGCCTGTGCGATCGCGTCGTAGGTGGCGCCGGCCAGGTGAAGCTCGAGCGCCTTCGCCCGCCGCGCCTCAGCCGGTGAAGTCATGCGGCTCCCCCGACGACTCCAACACCGGCTTATCGCCAGTCGCCTCCTGATAACGGCGGCAAATCACGTCCACATAGCGAGGATCGAGCTCGACGAGGCGGGCAACACGGCCGGTGGTATGACAAGCGATCAACGTCGACCCAGACCCAGCAAACGGATCCAACACCAACCAGCCCCGGTCGCTGCTGTTATTCAGGGCACGCTCAATGAGCGCGACGGGCTTCATCGTGGGGTGTTCCTTGCTTGCCTTCGGCCGGGGGATCTCCCACACCGTGTCCTGCGTTCGGTCCGCTACCGGATGAAGACGAGCAACACCCGGAACCCACCCGT